CAACGGAACTCGCCGCAAACACGGTGCTCTACGGTAACTTCACCAGCGTCACCCTTACGAGCGGCGCGGTAATCGCATACAACATCTAGTCCGATGCCACCAATCGGTCTAGGAGTTCAGCTAGGACTCGGTGGCGGGAGATCCGCGACCAGTAGCGGCGCGGCAGCCGGTGGTGGGGGTGGTGGCGCTGGCTTCAATATAGACATCAACACGCTTTCAGAGGCGAATGTCTTAGCCCGGACAGGAGACGCTACGGGAGTAATCGCTTTAGCCACTGACACGTTTAACATCCTCGTGAAATCCGCCACCGGTTGGCAAATCTACGAAAACTCTTAAAATATTATGCCAAGCACACTAGTAACATGCGCGAATACCGGAGCAAGACCCGCATCACCGGCGTTGGGCGACACTCTGTATCAGGAAGACACGAACCAAATTATCGTCTGCTCCAACGCCACGGGGCCGGTCTGGAAAACTTACGAGGCTAACGGCGAACTGGCGTACCCTTCGGGGCTTTACACGGCTGGTACGCCATACGTCATAACGACCCAACCGGACATGCACTACGATGGAAGTCGTATCAATGGTGCTGATGCTTCAGGTAATCCTGCTGTTGGGGATGCCGTATCTAGTTGGCAGGACAGGTCGGGAAACAGTCGGGATGCCGACCAAGCTACAGGCGCGGATCAAGGCTCTTTTGTGAAGATGGGAGGGTATGGCGTAAGAATGCCCTCGTCTACTACGTTGGGATTTTACGACACGAACCACACATTCGCATCCGGGTCGGATGGCATGACCGTTATCGTTGCCGTAACGCCGCCCAATTATAACTACTATGCGGGCGTAGTCGCTGCGGCGAAGACAGGGAATCCGACACCTGCTATTTTCGCAGATGCGGGGATTATGATGACGACTTATAGCGTAGTAAATCTCGCGAATTTGACGCAAAGCTATTACGCCTCTAGCTACACCACCATTTCCCGTCAAGGCCCACGAATTATCACAGTATTGGACGGGGACGGTGACCAGAAAGTTTTTGAGGGGACGCAGGTGGGCTACACTAACACCGCTTCGCGAACTCCAGTGAACATTGACAATGCCCTCGGCGGCGATTGGTTTTTAGGAGAGGGATACCAACATTTCGGAGCAACCGCTAACAACGGTGGTGGTGGCATATTTTACGAGGTTCTAATCTTTCGCGGACTCTTAGGCTACACGGTGGACGGCAACGGCGACCTAGACGGGGGAGAGATGAACACCGTGGTAAACTACTTAGCCAACAAATACGGAATACCGGCAACCCACCCCTACGAATCATAAAATGAAAGCGAAGATATTCAACACTTCTGCCAACGCCGCCAAGTCCATCTCGGACGTGGGGACGGCGCTAGGCATCCCGCAACCCGGAACCGACAAGTATGCCGACGTGATGGAAATCATCAATCCCGAAAGTTCATACGAGGGCAAGTTCACTTTTCCGATTCTGACAGAAGGAACATGGAAGTGTGATCAACTGTTCACCCCGTCCGATCTGGTGGACTGGGACGATGATTGGTTCTACTCCGGCGAACCCCCCGAATGAGGCTATTCGCCATTATGACTCTCACCATGCTCACCGGATGCACCATGAAATCGCTAATCACCCCGGCGGCGACCATCACCGGTGCGGCGGTAGGTAGCATAGGTGGGCCGGGAGGGGCTGCACTGGGGGCTGGGGTAGCTTACGCCGGTGCGGAACTCTGGACGCTGGATGACGAGAACAAGCAACTTGTAACCGCCATCACCACCGGCGACGTTCGTGGCATAGTAGCGGCTCAAATGAAGAGCCAGGAGGGTAAAATCCAAGAGGTTACCAGCGGCATCTGGACTACTCTGAAAGTGGCGGCATTCGTAGTGCTGGGAATCATGTCCATCCCGCTGTTCATCACCCGCTCAAACGCCAAGAAACTTAATAAGATTTGTGAGGAAACGAAAAATGCAAAAACTGATTGAAATCTTTCATGGTCTCAGCAAGCGGGGCAAGATCCTCGCTGGCTTCGCGTGCGTCATAATAGTGATAGCAGTCGTGGAATTGTTCACGGGGTGCTCCAACTTGGGATTTACGAAAACATGGAACTTCTAGGAGACCGGACTATCTGGGGTGGAATCGGAGGACTCGTCACCAGCATGGGGCTTGCTCAATGGAGTCACATGGCATCGCTATGCGCGGCGCTCTTCACATGCATCTTCATGGCTATACGCATCATACAAATAGTTAGGAAGTAATGCCAAGATACGAAGAGTACGGCCCACTGGACACACCCGCCATCACTGAGGGTGACGTTGGTTTTGTGGGCATGAACTCATACCTTGAGCCTACTTCCCTGCAACCGGGCTTAGTGGCTGATTCGCAGAACATGGTGCTTGAGGGAGACACGGCTACCGTCCGCAAGGGGATAGACTTCTTGGCAGGTGCGGTGACGCTGACTTACTCTGCGGGAACGGAGCAGGTATTCGCCACCACGCTCTTCTCAGACCCTGCTACGGGAGAGGAGTTCCTCGCCGCAGCAACCAAGGACAAGGTAATTCTGTACAACGATGACAACGCCAGTGGCATAAACATAGATTACCCCGGCGGTGAGGTGGTAGCCACAGCGGACGGCGCGTCCTTCGTACAGAACTTTGAGAAGCTGATACTGTTTCGCGGAACTGCAAAGCGTCCGCTTGAGTGGGACGGCGACCACGGCGCTCCCACGGACTTCGTGGTAAAGACCAGTAGCGCGTCAGGCGCTGGCGCATTCTGCCCAAACTCACCCTATGGGATTAGCTACCGAAACCGGCTGATTATCGCCAACCCCGTCACCACGAACCCGATCGGCGGGGATAGTGATTATAGCGTATTTATGTCGGATATCTTGGACAGTAACAACTTTACTGCCGCCGACTCACAATTCAGAATAAACAAAGGAAGCGCTGATTTCCTTGTAGGATTCATACCGTACCAGGAAGACCAGTTGATAGTATTTTTCCGCAATAGCATTCATTTAATAAACAACGTCGCGACCACTTCAGCCGCAAACGTATACGAGATTACTCGCCAACACGGTTGCGTAGCTAGAAAGAGCATAGCGCAGTCCGGGCCACAAACGTTCTTCTTGAGCGACAACGGAGTGGTAGTCGTTAGTCCCGGCGTAGATCCTGCGAAGGGATTGGGAGTGGCAATCAGTAAAGTGCAGGGTGAGACCATACCGCTTACGCGCCCAATCCAAGACCAGTTCGCGGACGTGAATTATGCTGCGGCAGACCTAGCGTGCGGCGTTGTCTTTGATAACAAATATTTCCTTGCCTTGCCTACAGGCACTTGTTCTTCAGCTTCCAATAAAACAAAGTCCGCATGTTCAGCGGCTGGCGGAACTTGGACGGGAGCTACGGTCAACAACAAGGTATTCGTCTTTGACCTACTTACCTCTCAATGGACGAGCGTAGACGATTACCCGGCCATGAGCGGTAGCCTAGCGTTCCACGTGGATGACTGGGTAATCTGCTCGCATGGAAGCAACCCCACTCGCCGCAGACTCTTCGCGTGTAATGATACGGGCTGGTATCTGATGGATGAAAATAGTACGGATGACTCAAATCGCAAGATCGGCAGCACTTCAGAATCGGACACCACCGCAATCGCAGCCAAGCTAAAAACGAGAAGCTACTTATTCGGTGAGCAAGGCATAAAGAGTTTCAAGCGTGGTCAGTTAGGGGTGAACTTCGTATCTTCGGATGCATTCACGATAAAGCTCAACACCACCGATCCCGATTCCAGCACCACGGTGCTCACATACACGGGCGGAAGCACCGAAGAAGCCCTATTACGCTTCAGCGGCGCGAGAAAGCGCGGGTATTCGGGGAGCATTGAACTGGACGTGACAGTCGGCAGACCTAGCTTCAGGCACGTTCAGTTAGAAGCGGAAGGGCAGGGGCTTAACGCACGCAGGGAGGTGGCGTAGTGGCTATCACCGCAAGCGTTACGAGGGGCTACACTTTCGCCACCGGAGTTGACGTAACTGCCTCGGCGCTAAATCAGCTAGGCGAACCCACGGTAACCGTGGAAGCGATAAGCGATACTCCCATCACCCTCCAGAGTTATTCCGTGTCATCCGCTCCTGCGGCAACGCTCGGCAGACTGATACACGTCACGAATGGTGATGGTGGGAGCGAATGCTGCGCGGTGGGGGACGGCACTTACTTTCGGGTAATAGCAATGGGGAGTACTATAAGCACATGAACCCGTTTGAAGAAGCATTGGCGTTTTACGCCAAGACGGGTGACGATCTGATGAAAGACATCGCCGCTTATTCCACCTTGGGTGGGTACGTCTTCATAACTCCGACCACACTAATGTTCGGCAAAGCGGTACGGACGGACGGTGGCAACCCTGACGAGCAATGGGGAGCAGTAGCGCCCGATGCCTGGTATGTCCGCTTCGCAGTAGGCGTAGACGCAGTTTCAGAGTTCATATCGCGGATACCTTATCCGCTGCCGAAGGTGGGTTGGTCAAGGATCAGTAAAGACCGCCCCGTGAAGTGGTTTGATTTTAAAAAGATTCACAGGAGGAAATAAGTTATGGGAGGAACTAATTACACAATGCCCGCCCAACAGGGTTATGGGGATTCAATGGCCGAAGCGCTGCAAGCTCAGATGGAGCAACTGACTGGTCAGGGTGTATACAAGGATATATACGCAAAGGCCGGATACGAAGGCGGCGACCTCGGTGACATTCTGACGGGGGTGGAAGCGCCGATTCGCAAAAAGACCGCCCAAATTGACACCGACGTCATGCGCCAGACGCTGCTGGGTGACGAGACGACCTATGACGAATATGGTCGCAAGCTTCTTGGCTACGAAGGTGGCGAGGGGAAAAGGAAAAAGTGGGACGCGCAGTTGGCGCAGCTTGAGAGCGAGAGAAAAGAGGCAATTGACGCTCACCGTGCGGCAAGCGATGCCTACAAATCAGGAGAAGACCCTACGAAAGTACAAGATTTGTTTGCCGCACGGGGCGCTGCTGGCAAGGCGCTCGGCGCGCATCTTAGTTCTCGGCCTAAAGCGTTATACTCTGAGTTAGACCCCAGTAAAGCTGGCAAGATAGCCTACGAAGGCACGGGCATGATAGACCTCCTTGGCGACGTTCGCGGCGTGCAGGAATCGGTGCAAGCCGAAGACTACGCGAAATACGTCAAAGACAATCCTGACCTGGAAGCGGCATTTGCCGCTGACCGCCAGCAAGGCGGCACGCGCACGATAGAGGAGTTCGGGCAAGACCATTACGAGACATATGGCAAAGCGGAAGGTCGCGAATTAGCGATGGGCGAGTACTCCCTTCAAGATGCCGGTCGCCAAGCGGGGTTTGACGAGTCAGGAGAGTTCAGAGGCTTATCCGCCCTAGCTGAAGACATAGGTAGGGGCGGTCAGCAAAGGGCGCGAGAAGCGGACATCGCGGACGTGGAGCGACTTGGCGGAAGAGCTACTGAAGCATACCGGGCGCAGGGCGACCTGAGTGGAGCATTGGCCCAAGCGCGAGCTATAGGGGCAGGTGGTGTTGACGAGTTATCCGCAATTCCCGCTTCCCCATTATTTGCGGGTACTGCAACCGGCACTTTAGCGGATCGGGCAGCAGCGGAGAACCTTAACATAAGCGCCATCAGCGGTGGAAGGATGGGTGACTACGACCCTCTGGCGCTCGCCGGACAAGCGGGACAAGCGGGAATCGCGTTGGCAGGGGCGGTTCAACCCGGACAACCGGCGCTT